CACGTTATACAATCTTACGATACAGCTTTTTTAAAAAAAGAAACAGCAGACTACAGTGCGATAACGACATGGGGAGTTTTCTATCCATCAGAGGATGAACCCGCTAATTTAATGTTACTCGATGCAGTTAAAGGACGTTATGAGTTTCCAGAACTTAGAAGACTTGCACTCGAACAATATAAGTATTGGATGCCTGAATCTGTTATTATCGAGGCAAAAGCATCAGGTTTACCATTGACATATGAACTACGGAACATGGATATACCGGTTGTAAACTTTACACCTAGCAAAGGAAACGACAAGCATGCACGTGTAAATTCTGTTGCACCTTTGTTTGAATCTGGTATGATATGGTGTCCGGAGCAGAAATTCGCAGACGATGTCATGGAAGAGTGCGCAGCATTTCCCTACGGCGATCATGATGATTTGGTGGACTCTACCACGCAAGCCATCATGCGATTCAGACAAGGTGGTTTAATACAACACCCTGAAGACTACGTTGACGAGCAAGTCAATAAAACTAAAAGGAATTATTATTAATGGATGCAATCAGGCAATTAGTTATCAGAATGCTCATGAGGGGTGGTAAAAGCGGAATCGTAACAACCCTACCTAAAAAAAATTTAGTAGATTTTCAGACAATGATATTAGCTGAAAAGTTTATGCAAAATGGTGTTGATCCAAGAGTTTTTAAAAATGCTGATCAAGCTGAAAACGTGCTCAAACAAATAGAACAAGCTGAAACAAATCAAATAAGAAACTTAGATGTTTCATCAGGAAAAGTATTTGATCTTCAAGGTAAAGAAATACCACCAGGATCTAAAATCATGGGTGGTAAGGGAGTTGATGATCTACCACCACTAGGAAGCAGAGGTGGTGCTGAAGATATCGCAGCACCTGTGCAGTCTGCGGAACAGACTATAAAAAATATGATCGAGGCAGAGAACAAGAAAACTATTAATAAAATAAAACAAAGACAAAAAATGTTAAATGAGGCAATCGACAACGTATCACCAGGATTGTCCGGTGACAGAAAAGTTGATGCAGCATTAGTTGCAGAAGATTTAGCAGAACGTATGGGTAAAGTGTATGATGATCTTCCAATAAGAGAACAAACAAAACTTTACGGTGAAGCGTTTGATGCTTTGACTAAAAAGAAATTTGATCCACCAGAAGATTTAGCAACAGGTGGACGTGTAGGGTTTTCAAAAGGTAGTTCAGGTATTTTAAAATTTTTACAAAATATGCTTAAATCAAAAAAACCTAAAATATTTGACGAGGAAAGATTTAGACAAGGTCCGATTGATTTAGATTTTTTAGAAAATATAAAATCAAAAGATATTGAAAAATTTATTAAAACTAGAGATACTAAAGGCGTTGGTGGTTATGGAATGTATGATAATTTTGATGATATGCCTGCGGGATTAAAAGCTGCAGAGTTGATATCACGAATCAGAAAAAAAGGTGGTGGTATAGATTATGAAGCAGCAGAAATATTTTTGGGTAAGAAATTAAAAGGTAATGAGAGTGTAGATGAACTTATTCAAATGTTAAATAGACAAGAGATGCGAGCGGAGGGTGGACGTATTGGTTTAAAAGTTGGTTCAGGTAAAAAATTTTTACAAAAAGTATTTGGTAAACAAGGGCTTGAAGATATGAAAACAAGAGACCCTGAAATGTTTGTAGGTTTGTTAGAGGTTGTCGATATGTACAGAAAGAGAGACAAAGAAGGTTTAAAAATGTATTTACAAAAATTTTTACCACATATGGATGATGCTGAGATAGAAGATTTTATTAGAGGTAGTGATGGCTCAGAAGGTTTGATTGGAGAACTGATTAGACTAGGTAGTGGACGAGACTACGCAGGTAAAATTGAAATGATGAAAAAAGCAGATGAGATGAGAAAACTTGATAACCTAGAGATCACAGAAGACATGATTCGTAAACCAAATGCAGACGGTGGACGTGCAGGGTTTAAATCTGGAAGTTATTTATTTCAAGGATTAAAAGATTTAGGTAAAAAATATAGAGGTTCAACGTTAGAAGCCATTTTAGAAAATCCAAAATTAATTGGAGCAGATTTAGGTTATGAGGGTCTAGCTGAAATTTTTAGAATGAGTGGGATGATGCGAGATGGTGGACGTGCAGGATATAAGTTGGGTATTGGTCCTTTAATTGAATTTTTAGCTAAGGCAAGTAAAACAAGTCCGTTGCAGTTTGGAAAAAATTACATGAAAAATATAAGAGAAAAAACACTAAGAGCAAATGAGACAGGTAAGTTTATGGATTTACCAATCGCAGAGGCTGGTTTACCTGCAGCGAGTGGTGCTTTGATAACTAATCAAGTAAAGAAAAAATTAAAATCTATAAATGAAGAAGAGAGACAAAAAAATAAAGATGAAATGTTCAAAGAGATATCTCAAGAGTACAAAGAAAGATACAAGGATGATCCAGAGTTTTTAGAGAAGATGTTATTGAGTCTACACGAAAATATCTACATGGATAAAAAAGCAGACGGTGGACGTGTTGGTTTAAAAGCTGGTTCATTAAAAAAATTTTTAGAGAGAAGAAACTTTTTAAAAACTATAGTTGGTAATTCACCAGAGGCAGAAAATAAAAGAACATTGGAAAAACTGTTAGAGGAACGTAGAGAACTTAGAAAAGCTTTAGAAAAAAATCCACCATTCAAGTTTCCTGCACCAGGTGACAAAGAGTATGACGACTACATATTAAGATTAAATCAAATTATGGCAAAAGATAGATTAAAATCTGCAACAGGTGGACGTATAGGTTATAAAGTCGGTGGCTTTGACAAAGCTAGAAGAGCATTTTTAAAAATGTTAGGATTAGGAGCTGGCACAGCAGCCGCTGTTAAATCTGGTATATTAGGTTTTGGTAAATCTCCTCCTACAAAAAAACTTATAGAAAAAGTTCCAATAAATTCTTCAACAACTTCTGTGCCACCACCATATTTTTTTGAACTTGCAGAAAAAATTAAAAAACTTGGTAAGCCAGATAAAGTTACGTATCAAGACAGAGTAGAGATTCATAGATACACAGGTAAGAATGGTGACGAATATGAATTAATTGAAGATCTTTCAACTGGAGATATGACAATTACAAAAGATAAAACTGGAGTTGGAACTTACGGTGATAAATCTGTTGACACCATACAAGATAGAACTGTATTAGAATATAGAAAAGGTGATGCTGATGTTGATATTGAAACTCAAAGAGGTTATCGAAGTGCAGATGAGTATGAAGAATACAAAGTAGAATTTGATCCAGATGGCACACCAGCAGATGCCACTGACATGGATGCAATAGTGCAAAAAGAAATTATAGCAGAAGCAACAGGTGATGCACCATCAATTAAAAAAGCAAGTGGTGGTATCGCTAGAATGTTAGGGGAATAATGAACCCGTACAAACTAAGAGAAGTATACAAACAACTAACGAGTGAAAACTCTCTACTCAAAAAATATTTAAAGTTAGGAACGAAAGATCTCAAACAACCAGACCTACCAGCTTTTGTTGAAGATATGAAAGCTGTGAACAGATTTATGAAAAGAAATCCAAGAACAGAAAAAGCAGATGGTGGTATGTTAGTTAAACCAAGTGCTGATGGATCTAGACCTGGGTATGCTAAAGTCAAATCTGTAAAAAAGGTAAAAGGTACAGATAGAACAACTTTTGTAAGATCAGCTTTAGATGAAAATCAACTATCTATTTTTAAAAATTACTTAAATCAACGAGATGATATAAATATTCCTGACTTAGATGAAAAATCAGAATTAGAAATAAAAAAATGGTTTGATAATAATGATTTAAGTAATCGTTATACTCAAATAAAATCAGATGTTAAATCAGGTAGAATAACTTTTGACATTAAAGGTGGATCTCACAAAATGTCTCCCGACAGATTTAAACAATTAAATTGGATTGCAACTAATTCAAAAAGATACACAGATCCAAATAAATTTATTAGTGATTTTAAAACAAAATTTAAAGTAAAAAATTTATCGGAAGCATCTTTATTTTCGGAAGCTACTTTAGGTGGTGGTCAAAAAAACGAAAGAAGAAAAATTACTTTAAATGTTTTAAATGATTCTAAAAATAAAATTACATCGTACGGAGGAAACAGAAATTATTTTACTTTTTTACCTGGTTATTCAGAAGCTGAATTATTTAAAGCTGCTATGGTTCAAAACAATCCTCAAGTTGTTAAAAATTTAAAAAATGCTTTTAATTTAATTGAAAAAGAATTTTTAAATATGAAAACCATGATGAGTGAAAAAGGAGTTTTTACCGCAACAGTTGAAGAGGCATTAGAATTAAAATTAAAAGGAAAATTTAAATATTTAAATAATTTTGACATACTACCTGGAACAACTGAAGATCCTGGTCTATTAGGTAGAGGTATTTTTAGAACAAGTTTGGAAAATAGCGGAATATCTTCCAAAGCTATATCTATGTATTCTGCTTTGAGTTTGAACACTAATTATATGAAAAGTATAATTAGAGGGTTAGAAACAAATCCAGATGCCTTTGGAGTAATTTATCAATTAAAACCTAATGAAATAAAAAAAGTTGTTAATGGTTGGAAAAAAGTAGAATCAGGACAAGCATCGGCAAAAGCTTGGGTTGATCAAATGGATAAAATTCTTGGTGAAAAAGGTTTCAATAATCTTTTTGGTAACGTAATTTTTGAACATAAAGTTGCAAAAAAATTTGGAAAAACTTGGACTTACTTTCCAAGAGATTATTTATTACAAGGTCAATTTAGTAATAGTGAATTTAACCTAGCTAAATTTAATGCTTTTGATAAGCCAATGATTAAATTAATTCAAAAATATGAAAACGCTCCTTTAAGCAGAAAACCTTTTATAAGATTACAAATGGAAACTCTTCTTAGTGATTTTAATAAAGTTAGTAACAATTATATGGGAGACTATGGTTTAAATTTTGATGATGGCAAATTTAAATTTGTAGATAAGTCACCAAGAGTTGTTTTTGGAAATGCAAACAGATATGCTAAGGATAAAGCTTTAGCGGCTCAAGAGATGCATGATACTGCTACAAAAGGTTTTGATGTTGAAAAATTAAAAGCAACAAAATTTAGAAAAGAACAAATCAATGCAATTCAAAAATACGATCTAAAACAAAAAGAATTTTTAAGTAAACTTAACAGAATGCCACCAACATCAATAGATGGACCGACTTTTGGTTCTTTAGATATCGGTTCAATGTTCAAGAGACTATCTCCTGGTGCAAAAAAAGTAGTCAGTTTTGGAACCGGCACTGTGATACCTGAACTTTTATTTTATCAATTAGAAAAAATAAATAGAGAATCAAAGGGACAGACAGAACAAGAAGCAGCAGCCGGTGCTCTTGAAGAATCAACTTTGGGACTTTACGATAATAATATTTACATGGACAATTTAAAAAAAACAGCAGAGAAAATGAACATTGACCCTAGCACTTTTGATTCAGCTTATAATTTAAATCTTTTAACTAAAGAGTATCAAAACGTACAAGCGAGTACACAAAAACAAATAGAAGACGCACGATTTATAGGAGACAAAGAATTAGAAAACACAATTTTAAAAAATTTTGAAAAATATGTTAATGACATAACTCCAGAATATAACAGGCTGTCGAATGATATTTCTGAAAGATTAATGGGTGGCTCACCTCTTATCATGTCTCAAGGCAGAGAAAAAATAACAGACGAACAATTTGCACAACCTTTTATGGATATGCAAAAAGCTGCTGTTCAAAAATTAAAAGATGAAAAGATAAGAGCGTTTGATGTTCAAAAGAAACAATCCGATACTGCTGCAGGAAAGGTTGGTAGCTCACTTCTTTCTAATGTTTTTAATTTGCAATCATTACCTAGAGCTTACAATTTTTTATTAGATTTAGTAGATCCTTTCTCTCCATTACCTAAATACTCAGATTATTTAAGTGATGCTGAAAAAGAAAATCAAATGTTAAGATCATTAGAACCAAGTGATTTAAATCTTGTTAACTTAGCAAGAGGTTACACTATAGAAAATTTAAGAAAAGCAGATATGGATAGCCCCATTTTGGCTGGTGATATTGAAAATTTAAAATATGAAAGACCTGGTGTATTTTTTGCAGGCGGTGGTATTGCTAAAATAGCAGGTGTAGATTCAGGCCCACCACCAGAGTCAGGACCAAATCCACAAGGCTTGTCTTATTTAATGAAACGTGATAAGAATATATAGGAGTATTAAATGGCAGAAATAGACAAAGGACTCCCTAACACTCGTACAAAAATTGAAATCCCTTCAGAAGAAGAGATAGCAGAACAAATTAGTGTTGAGGAACCAGAAGAACAAAAAGGACCAGTTGAAGTAGTACCAGAAGAAGATGGTGGTGCAATAATTGACTTTGAACCGGGAGCTATAAACATACCGGGCACAGAAAATCATTTCGATAACTTAGCAGATATTTTACCAGAAGAAAATTTAGAACCAATTGGAAACGAGATGGTTCAAAATTACATGGATTACAAAGCTTCTAGAAAAGATTGGGAGAACGCATACACAACTGGTTTAGATTTATTAGGATTTAAATATGAAAACAGGACTGAACCATTCCAAGGAGCTAGTGGTGCAACACACCCTGTATTAGCAGAAGCAGTCACACAGTTTCAAGCTCAAGCTTACAAAGAATTATTACCTGCAGACGGACCAGTTAGAACACAAATCATAGGTGTTAAAAATCCTGCAACAGAACAACAGTCTGAGCGTGTAAAAGATTATATGAACTATTTGATAATGGATCAAATGAAAGAGTATGAATCAGAATTTGATTCTATGTTATTTCATTTACCATTAGCTGGATCAACTTTTAAAAAAGTATACTACGATGTACCGATGGGTAGAGTTGTATCAAAGTTTGTGCCAGCAGATGAATTAATCGTTCCGTATACAGCTACCTCATTAGATGATGCGGAAGCGATTATTCACAAAGTAAAAATGTCAGAAAACGAATTAAGAAAACAACAAGTCAGTGGTTTTTATACTGATGTTGAATTAGGTTCTCCAGGTGCAGAACCAGAAAATGAACTTGAGAAAAAAGAACGTGAGCTAGATGGTACAAAGAAAACAGGTAAAAACGAACCAATGTATACTTTGTTAGAGTGTCATGTAAATTTAGACTTAGAAGGTTTCGAAGATGTTGGAGCAGATGGTGAACCAACAGGAATAAAATTACCTTACATCGTAACAGTCGAAGAAGGTA